GCTTCTACAACAGTTTGGGAGTTTCACAAACTACAAGCTTGGGCACAGTGTGGCGGCATTCGTTCGATCGATCGCTTCTGTTGATTTCGTCGACCGCACTCAATCTTTATCGTCCGGATGGCCGCTTTGAGTTGTTCCAGAAGGCCAATGGCGCATGGACGCCCGATGCCGATGTGGCCGATACCCTGACCGAGCAAGACGACAGTAGCGGCACGCCGACCGGCTACAGCGTTTTCATGGCGGCGACCCGTCAAACCGAGCAGTACTCCGCTGCGGGCTTGCTGCAATCCATCGCCGACCCCGACGGCAAGGTCACCACGCTCACCTACAGCACGGCCAGCACGCCAACATCGGTCGCCCCTGCGGCAAGTCTGCTGCTTACGGTGACTGACCCGCAGGGGCGCGCACTCAACTTCACCTACAACAGCAACAGCCAACTGGCGACGGTGACTCAGCCGGATGGCGGCGTGCTGACCTATGGGTATGACACGAGTGGCGATCTGAATTCAGTGCAATACCCCGACGGCAAGACCCGCCAGTACACCTATAACGAATCCACGCTCACCGGTGGCGCCAATCTGCCCGGCGTATTGACCGGCACGATCGACGAATCCAGCGCGCGCTACGAAAGCACGACCTATAACAGCAACGGCTGGGCCACGTCCGTCTATCACGGCGCGGCTGGCGCCGGCATCGATCTAACCACTCTCGTCTACGGCACCACGGCCAGCGATGGCACGACGCCGGCCACGATGACCACACCGCTCGGAGCCGTGAGCAACCTGGGCTACCAGAACACGCTCGGCGCGCTCAAAGTCAGCGGCAGCTCGGCCCCCTGCGGCGACGCCTGTAACCAGCCCTGGTCTGCCCAGACCTACGACGCCAACGGTTATCCCAATACGGTGACGGATTGGAATGGCAATGTCACCCAGACCACATACGGCAGCAACGGTCTGCTGGGCACGGAAGTCGATGCCTCCGGCACGGCCGCTCAACGCACCACGACAACGATATGGAATAACACGCTCCGCATGCCGTTGACCCGGACCGTGCTCAACGCGGTCGGCACCACCGTCGCCTCAAGTGCTTGGGTCTACAACGCCGTCGGCCAGACTATGGCTCATTGCGACATCGACCCGACCGTCGCCGCTGCCGCGTCCTACACCTGCGCCGCCACCGGTACCGTCCCGGCGGGCGTACGCCGCTCCACCTACACCTACTGCACCGCCGTGGATACCACCCAGTGCCCCGTTGTCGGCCTGCTGCTGACCGCCACCGGCCCGCGCACCGATCTGACTCAGACCACCACCTACACCTACTACCTCACTGATAGCAGCACCGCCCACCACGGCGACCTCCAGTCCGTCACCGATGCGCTGGGCCACACCACCACGTACTTGAGCTATGACGGTGCCGGTCGCGTGCTGAGTCAGCAGGATGCCAATGGCGTCGTCACGACCTTCACCTACTATCCGCGTGGCTGGCTGCATACCCGCAGCATGGGCAGTGCCACCACCACGATCACCTACACGCCCTACGGTGCCGTGGCGACGATCACTGACCCCGACAACATCACCACCACCTACAGTTACGATGCCGCTCACCGCCTGATCAAGATCAAGGATGCGATGGGCGCCTATCTGGTGTACACGCTCGATGCGGCCGGCAATCGGATCAAGGAACAAGCCTTTGACAGCGGTAACGGCGTGCGCCGCACGCTGACGCGTCAGTTCAATACCCTGGGTCAACTCGTCGACGTCATCGACGGCCTCAACCACACCGTATTCAATGCCAGCGCCAGCGGCAACTACGATGGCAACGGCAACCTGGTGCATTCGGTCGATGCCAACAGCATCCAGCGCCAGCAGGGCTACGATGCGCTGGACCGCCTGACCAGCACCATCGATGACTACAACGGCACCGATAGCCTCACCCCGAACACCACCAGCAAATTCGGCTATGACGCCCTGGATCGCCTCACCGGCGTCACCGACCCCAGCAGCCTCACCACCACATACACCTACGACGGCCTGGGTAACCGGACCGCCCTGCAAAGCCCCGACACCGGCACCAGCACCGACACCTACGATGCGGCCGGTAACAGGCTGACGCACACTGACGCCAAGGGCGTACTCAGCACCATCAGTTACGATGCGCTTGATCGCCCCAGCACCACCACCTATGCGGACACCACCCTCAACGTCAGCTACACCTACGACGAGGCCAACAGCGTCACCGGCTGCACGACCTCAAACCCGGTCGGCCGCCTCACACGCGTCGTCGAGAGCGCCGTCACCACGATCTATTGCTACGACACGCGCGGCAACATCACCCAGAAGCAACAGATCACGCCCAGCGCCACGAACACCACGCAATACACCTATTCGCCCGGTGATCGCCTGCGCAACATGCTGAATCCGGATGGCACCTCGGTTTACGATACCTACAACGCCGACGGCCGGGTCAGCATCGTGCAGGCCAAGCCCTCGGGCGGCAGTAGCGGTACGGTCGTCAGCGCCGTCTCTTACCTGCCGTTCGGTCCGGTCCTGAACTACATGCTCGGCAACGTTCAGGTGGTAGGGCGCACCTACGATGCCAACTACGCGCTGACCGACCTCACCAGTCCAGCGTTTAAGCTGCATTTCGCCCGCGATCCGATGGGCCATATCACCGCGGAGGGAAATGCCCCCGGCGCTAGTCCAGCGACGGAAACCTACAGCTACGATCCGCTGTATCGCCTGACGGGAATTACCGATGGCACCACAGCGATCGAAGGCTTGACCTATAACGAAACCGGCGATCGTCTGAGCAAAACGGGTAGTGGTCTTGATGTGGGCACCTATGCGTATACCAGCGGCACCCATCAGCTCAGCAGCATTGGCAACGCGGCGCGCACGGCGGATGCCAACGGCAGCACCACTGCCAGCACCAGCGCCGGGCAGACCTGGGGTTACGGCTACAACGGGCGTAACCGCCTCACGGTGGTGCAGGCCAGTGGATCGACGGTGGGTACCTACACCTACAACGCACTGGGCCAGCGCATCCAGAAGGTGGCCACGGCGCCGGCCGCGCTTATCCAGCGTTTTGCCTACGACGAACAAGACCATCTGATCGGCGAATACACCTCGACCAGCCACCGCGACACGATCTGGCTGGGCGATATCCCGGTGGCCACGATAGACATCGTCGGCACGACCAACACAGTTAACTACATCACTGCCGATCAACTGGGTGCGCCACGGGCGGTCAGCAACAGTGCGGGGACGACGATCTGGTCGTGGCCTTACGTTGCCAATCCGTTTGGAGAGACAGCGCCGACATCGACCACGGGTTACGTGCTCAACCTGCGTTATCCCGGCCAGTACTACGATGCCGAGTCCGGCACGAACTACAACATGTTTCGCACGTATGAGCCGGCGAAGGGTGGCTATTTGCAGAGCGACCCGGTCGGCTTGAACGGCGGTATCAGTACGTATGCCTATGTTGGCAGTAACCCGTTGAACTATGTCGACCCAGAGGGTTTGCAAATGTTTACTGGTGGTGTCGACATGAGCCTTGGACCCATTGAGTGGTCTAAAGGGACGGTATGCGAAAAAAATGCGATCGCAAATGGATTGGCACAGATGGTTCCGATCACCGGTATGACCCTTACATTGAGTGGAAATGCGTTTACGCCCTACGGTGGTGGTTCGATGCTTACCACTTCAGGTCCAAACGCTTTTGACTTTATGTCGAATTTGCTTGGTGCGTCGTCTATCGCCGCCAACAGCAACACTGCCAGTACACTGGCCGCTTCATACAGGGCTACGAGTTACAGCGATCTTAGCGTCGGCAATAAAGCCACCCGACGAGCGCTAATGGGCGCGCAGCAAGCAATGTGGCAAGGTAGCCAGGAAGCATTAGATGTTAGTTCTGAAGCCCTGTTGCCGGTCGGAGTAATCGTCGCCTATATCGAAATGATGGGAGACATCAGGAAATGTTCTTGTGAAAAATAAATCTCAGTCCCATCCTAATCTTTTTATTTCGTTCACATTTTGGATGGCGGCGGTTTTCCTTTATGTCGCTGCTGCCGCGCCTTTAATTCCTATGCTTAAATCAGAGGCGAAATTATTGTCTACAATTTCTTGTTTACCGATAATTTTGGGTATTCTATTATTTCGATCTAAAATTGTTTTGCAAGCGGTAAAAACCGCGAGTCTAGTTAAAAGTGTTGGGGCGGAGAGGGTGGTTAGCCTGTCTACTTGGGTAGCATTTCTCGCTATGGTTTCTATAATTGTGATTTACTTGATAAATGCTGAAGCTGAGAAAAAAATGGTTCCACCCAATTTTATAATTACGCCGTTTGCTCTATTCTTTTTTTACGTGGGTCGCTGGTGCATGTTTCGGGCTGGCTCACGCCTAAAAGGCAAGTAAAAATTTGACCAGGCCAGGCAGTGCGTGGAAAGACTGGAAATGGCGATAGGATGGCAACCATCCGCGACCAGTGATCACAGGTCGCTGTCCGCCGCACTGGTTTCCGCGCGGTGTTCCAGCTCCAGCTGGGTGATGAAACCAGCATCACCGAGCAACTGTTCGGCCCGGACGATGATCCAGTCCACCGCATCGATCTCCGGTTTGAAACCGCGCACGGTGACGTGCATTTCGGGATAGAGATCCGCGCGACCGCGGGCGAGCGTGACGTTGAATGTCACCGTGCCGCGTAGCAGCCGCGTGTACTCGCTGCGTGCGGCGCGCAGCGCATTGCTCCTGGTGGCGTAGATCGTGCGCAGCGTCTTGACGCCCTTGCCGTCGTCGACGCCCACCAATACGTCCCGCGTCTTGCTGCGGCGCGTGTCGTCGTACAGCGCACGAATGCCGCTGTACGCGTTGCGGTCGGCGACGTGATAGCGGTGCTGGTCGCCCTGCGCGCGGGTCAGCGTGACCGTGGGCAGTGGCTGGCCAGTGGCCGTGGTGCCCTGACCGATCGGGCAGAAGATCAACGCGCCAGCCTTGATGGTAGCGACGGCGTCGTAGCGCTTGCCGAGCCGTGTGAGGAAGTGGATGTCGCTCTCGTTGGTCTGATCGATATGGTCGATCGCCATGGCCGTCAGATCCGGGTGACAACGCGCGGTGAGCTTGTTGCGTCCGGCGAGCTGATTGACGATCGCGCCGACGGTGGTGTCGCTGTAGCTCTGCTCGCGCTGCTGACGCAGATCACTGCGCAAGTTGGCGCTACGCCCACGCATCACGATTATGTCGGGAGCGCCGGCATGCTCCAGCTCATCGATGACAAAGCTGCCTTTGTCGGTGAGGCCGCCGTCATCCCAGCCCAGCCAGACACGCAACGTCGCGGTGGTGGGTGGCAACGCCAACTTGCCATCATGGTCGCTGAGCGTGATGTCGAGCTGGTCGGCGGTGTCTTGCCGGCAGCTGGTGACGGAGAGCCCGACGAATCGAGGGATCAGGGTCGCGGTGAGGTCGCGGCCGTCGAGCGTGACCTTCCAGCGTGGCTGCGGGTTGCTGCGGGTCATGCGAGGTGACTCGCACCGCTGCCACTGCCGTCGATCGTCGCCATGGTGGCGCCGTTGCCCGGTGGCGCGCTGGACACCAACGCATCGTCGCTACGCTTGAGGCCGATGCTGAAGTCGGTACGTCGCGCGATGCCGTCCTGCGTGAACGCACTACCGCCCTCGGACAGGGTCTCGATCACCCACGCGCCGAACACGCGGCCGGCACCATCGATCATGGCGTACGCATCACCGGCATCGGCCATGCCGCGCAGGGTATCCAGGCTTTCCAGCTTGCCGGCAACCTCTGGCGCCAGCACACCGGACAGCGTGATGGCATCGTCGCCTGGGCCGACGAACTGCCGCGCCGGGCGCGCACCGACACGGCTGTTGGCCGCGTGTCGCCACGCGGTGGAGCGCTGCAGTTCGCTGTACGCGAGATCCGACAGCTGGAACACGAACTGGCCAAGGCACATCAGCATGGGTTACTCCGTGTCGCCGAGGCGGCTGCGGCTGGCGGCGGCTTTGGCACGCTCGCGCCGATCCAATTCCGCCGAGGCGGCTCGGGCCGCGGCATCCTCATGTCCCGGCATCGCCTGCACCGTGACGCTGTACTGGTTGTGGTTCGTGATCGAGCCACCGCCGCCGGCACGTAGCGGTGGTCGGTTGTCCAGGGTGAAGCGCGCCGGTGGTTTCACGTCGTCATCCGCACCGGTGTTCCAGTGCAGCCCGGCGGCAACCACCGTCTCGTCGTGGATGCCCAGCTTGGCCTTGAGCGCGCGCCACCTCTCCATGAAGCTGTCGATCTTGTCGGCGATCCACTGGAACGCGGTGACGAAGGGCGCCTTGATCGCCTCGCTGACAGTCGACCAGGTGCTGCCCAGCCAGTCGATTAACTGACCCCCATGGACGACGATCCAGCCGGCGGCCGTGCCGATCGCGGTACCGACGGCGGTGAAGCCCTTGGCCAGCCACGTGACCCCCGTGATGACGCTCATGAGCACCTCACCCAGCACGCGGCCGAAGCTCACGCCGTTGGCGGTGGCGCCGGCCAGTTGCTCCTTGGTGGCCTCGAAGGGTGTGAACAGCTGAGTGATCCCGCGCCACACCGCGCCCATGGCGATCGCGAGGGCATCCCATGCCGGCTTCAGTGGTGCGAGCGCCTGGCCTAGCTCATTCAAGGCGGGGCCGGCGACGTCGCGGATGCCCTGGCCGAGACCGACGAAAAACGCTTTGATCGGCCCCCAGTATTTCCACGCGAGGAACAGCAGCGCGGCCACGGCGGCGACCAGCGCCAGCACGGGCAAACTGATGCCGGTGATGGCCAGCATCGCGGCACGTGCGCCGATGCCAACGCGGCCGAGCAGGCCGACGCCAGCGGCTTCACCGCCGGCACCACGACACGACAGCGCGGCACGACCGATGGCAAAGCGCAGCAGCGCGAACTGGCCGATCAAGCTGCCCAGCGCGATCATGACGCCACCGGCAGCGACCATTAGGACGCCGAAACCGGCCGCCATCAGGGCGAGACCTTTGGCGATTGCCGGATGCCGTTGTGCCGCGCCGGTGAGGGCTTTCAGCAAGGTGACCAGTTTCTGCAACGCGCCCACGTAGACCGGTAGCAGGGTGGTGCCCAGCGCTTTGTAGAGGTTGGCCTTCTGCGCGAGCAGCTCGGCCTCCTGTCCCTGTGCGGTGTCTGCCGCGCGCTGGTACGCCGCATCCGTGCCCTCAAAATCGGCCGACGCCGCGAGTTGTTTCTGGATGTTGCCGCGCTGCATGTACATGCCGGCAAACAGGTCGCCGCCCTTGCGCGCACTGAACAGGCTGTTGAGCTTGCTGACGATCTGGTTCTCGGTCAGCTTGCCCTTGGGATCGATGCGCGGGATGACCTCCTTCATCAGGTACTCGAAGGGGTTGGTCTCGTAGAGCGTCTGATTCTTCAACGCACCGGGCAGCATCTTGGTGATGTGGCCGTTCTTGCCGTACTTCACGGCACCCTTGTTCAACAGGCCGAGCTGGCTGAGTGCCTCGGCGGTCTGCTGGGTGCTGCGGCCGGCGGCCCAGTTTTGATAAGCCGAGGCAAAGCCGGTACCGGAACGCATGCCGCCCATTTCCTGAATCGTGTGCATGGCACCGAAAAACAGCGACTTCTCGTCCATCTGTTTGGTGGCCACGCCGCCGACCTTCATCGCCTCTAAATAGTCGCTGGGCTTCACCAGCCCACCGCTGCCGACATAGGCCTTGGTCATCATGTCGAGCAGATGGTTGAACGCTTCGGGTGTCTTGGTCGCATTGCGCAGCTCGCCGGTCTGGATGGCCGCGATCA